GGCGAAGTCTCGGGCAATCTGAGCAGCGTAAACAGAATCGAAGTATTTGTCATTGTACTTCTTAACCTGATTCGCCTCTTCAACATGTTTCGAATACATAGCAACAAAATCTTGAAACTTGTACGTAGCCATAAGATCAGCGTATTCAGCATCAGCAGCATGGATGTCGGCTAAAGCGCGATTGAGGCGGATTAATTCAGAAACGTTATCGATATGATGCTCTAAGGATTTTTTCTCCAGCTCATCCATTTCCTTTCGCCAGTCTGCGCTATGGGTATTACCTCTCATAAGCTCAGCTTCAGCATTATCGCGATTAGCGGCAGCATCGTTGCGATTAACCGAAGATCGTGCCATCATATTCTGCGCAATAGCAGTAGGATCGGTAGCGGCAAAACCACCAGAAGCAATAGGCGAGCCGCCCGTAGGGCCGGAGGCAGAAGGCATGGATGCTGAACCACCAGACATCGTGGCATTTACGCCGACACCTGAAGAGCCTAAAACAGCAGCAGGTGTTACGCCAGCCTTCAAGTAACGATCGAAAACCTTTGAAGGGTCATTATAAGCATTCTCGTAGTCGAATTGCTTCTGCCAATTAGCATAGGAAAGCTCAGACTGCTTCTGCATCTGCTCTAAGGCATACTGCTGTTGAAGTTTCATCTGTTTCTGCTGAAAACGCCATTGGCGACGGGCGTTCATGCCACCAAAGAGCTGACCTAGGAAGCCGTTGATCAAACCTGTAGTTCCGGTAGAGGCGGCAGATTCACCAAGTGCGCGACCAAAAGAGGTAGTGGCGGCAGCAGCAGCAATAGGGGCAATCATACTAAATACGAGTTATATTGTTAGAACGAATAATATAATCAACACGCACAGTGTCGATGTGAACGCCATTACGTTGCATCCTAGCCTGAGCAGCACATGATGACAAGAAGAATGCAGCTAAAGCGGCAATAATTGAAGAAACGAGCGTCCAAAAAGCCTTCGATTTATAAAACGGTTGTTTAGTATCAGACATCAGAGTAAGATTTAAAGAACGATAGAAAAATGCGCGACCTCTCCTGCAATCGTTACCAATAACCTTCAGCAATTCACGGACTCTTGCAAAAGGGGTTCGCGCACGTAGCATATATCATCAAGTAAAGGATGTACTATTTTTCTTCAGAATTAGAGGATTTAGAGCCAGATTTAGACTTATCGAGCTCAGAATCAATAAGTTCCTGACCAACCTCGAGACCGTCAAATTTATCCATACGAGAGAAGGAGTTAGGGTCAAAATCGATCTCGGGGTTGAACTTTTCACCCTTATCGAAATCAGAAGGTTCTACGATTACATCCGGACGGCCAGGGAGGACGTCAACAGAGCCAGAACCATTAAGAACGGAAAGAATACGCTGACCACGAGAAACATAGGTAGGGGCGTCCTCAAGTAACCAATTAAGTGCCATAAGAACAGTGTATTAACGATTAGACAAACGGGTTGCAAATGTTTTATTAACCAAATTCTTCTTCTGGATAGAATACGAAATATTGACAAAGAAGTTGTCTTCCAACTTAGAGGCAAAAGGGGAGTTTACCTGATCAATATCCACAAACAAAAGGGAATAATATTGATTATAGCTCGCCGACAGAACACGCTGTTGAACCCAATAAGAATAAAGAGGGATACTGTTAGAAGATTTTTGGAATCGAGACAGCTGGCCAAGAACCTCGTCGAACGAGGACCGAAACTCATTGAAACACGGTTCGTAGGCCACAGTTTCTGAGGCCGAGGTGGTTCCGAATCCGAATTGAAATCCGGGAATATCTTGGTACCCAATATCATTATAAATCGGATTAAAATAATCGGCACCAGTATAATGGAGATAGTCAGGATAAACACCGGCCCAATAGTAAACGGGGCGAATGCTCATCATATCAATCATATATCCAGGCTCGCGGAAATAATAAGACTGACGGCGACCGAGACGATCATTGAAGGCAATTGCACCACCTTGTTGTCCCAGGGGGCCATTTACGCTCGGACCAGCGAAATTGTTTTGTCCGGCCTGATTCATAACAATCTGAACGTTAACAGTCTGAGATGCGCTAAACAACAATTTGGGCCGATCGACGTGTTCGATTTTCGAAGCAAAAAAGGTTTCCAACCAGTCACTGTAACGAGAACCACCAGCGCCAAGCAGATCCTTGTATTCCTGAAGACGCGAAGCAATAGCCAGCTGCGGTACGGTTGAGACGCCGGACATGGAGACACCTTCGGAGCTACCAACAGGAAGCAGTCGACTATAGCGATCGGGATTCGAAGGTATAACGGCCATCGGATGGGCGACAAGGAACGATCCAAGCGTAGTAACAGTCGTAGAGGCACCGCCAGTAGCGAATTGATTTGCAGGACCAGCGGAGGACAGCGTAGTATTTCCGGGATAGATGGTAGAGACGGGGTAACCATCCTTGGATGCGGTAATCGTAGCGCCAAGGTCTGAAAGCAATATCTGGGAAAAAAGATTTCCTCGGTTATACGTATTGTTCGACGACGGCACAGACGAAGGATAGAACTGACTCTCAAAATAAGCATCGAGGAATTCGAGATTTCCGAATCTTTGCGAAAAAAACCTCGCCGTATCACCGAACTGAAGAGTATTATAAGCAACACCGGTGCTATTGGGAATAAAATACCAAGTACTAGGCCAAGCGAAAGAATAGAGTCCCCACTGGGAATAACTATAGTAATTGCGAACAATGTCCCAATAAGCAAGATAAGAATCGGCAGTACACCAGCCTAAAGGATACGCCAACTGGGCCGTTGTAAGATTAGCAGACACCGAAACATTACTCGAGGTCGGAGTCGGTATAGACCCGGGAATAACACGCAACCAACGAAGCAGCGAATTAGAATAAGGATAATTGTTAGTCGTATATTCGTACGACCCCGTAGAAGAAGCGGCAATAAAATTCAAACTCAAATCGTTCATATCAAACTTACTACTATTCGTTCGCATCTCCGGATGATACAGCTGTAAAGGCACCCAGAAACGGTGAAGTCGAATAGTATAGGGATTGAACGTCGGAACGGCAAGGGGGTTACTACGAATATCGACGCCTTGCTCGATAGAAACCCGGTCGCGGGCGTTAATAAAATCGATTCGCACAGGATACAAAATACCCGGTGTACACGTAAAAGCCTTACTCTCGGGAACATCATAACGAGAGTAGCCATTAACGGCATGTGAAATAAAAGGTTGTTTTCCCATAAATTAAATGTTTAGTTGAAGTTTATAATGATCTCTCCAAAATCGGAGAATATCCAGATCTAGCCAAGTAGGGGGGTCAAAATCGGGCATCTTACGAGAAGAGGCGGAGAAACGCATCATTTGTTGTTGCTCCCACGTGTATGACGCTCTACGGGATACGGAGGAATTGAGATTGAACCGCTCAACGCACAGAGACACAATACGCTTAACCAGAGAAGACTTGCTAAAACGTGCATAAGAATCAGCAGCGGTAATCGAGCGAGCAACCTCGTCTTCTTGTTTGAGATATCTAAGATAATAGCGAGGAATCGAGTAGTTATAATTGATACGCTTCTCAAAATCGAAGTAAGACCACGACGAAACACGAGTAGAAGGGCAAGGCATATAACCAAGAAAGTCACCAACGCCAGCAGATACGAATTTTCGCGTATAACGGCGATGTTGGAGGAGGCAAGATAAAGGTGTAAGATTTCCATTTACGGTAACATATTTATCCGAAATTTCTTCGGGGTTGAACTGAATTTGTTTGGTAACATATTTAACGCAGTATCGAGCACGCTTATGAGTAGCTTTTGCTAGCCACACGAAGCCGAGGTCACGAACAGTAGAACGAATAGTGTTATAGAGAACGTTTGTGCCAAACAAAAAGCCATGAAAATGCAGCCGAGGCTCATTTCCTATTTCTGGGTGAGTGCCAAACTCTTGAAAAAAAGCATGCTTAAATGAATGGCCAAGTTTATGACGCAGGCGCTCATTAAATCGACGAATAAAACGGGACGGGTCAAGCAGGGCTTCGTTATAATATTTAGGTGATATGGTAATCGTAATAAAAATAGCCTGTTGATATTCTGCCTTGCATCGCGCAAGCTCACGTTCTAAGCGAACGAACCAATCATTGCGCTGACGACGCAAACACTCTTCGCACTTTCCGCAAGGGACCATTAGCCACTGGCGCGCGATATCCCAGGGACGAAGAGCCAAGGCAGACTTAGCAACATCAGAGCCATTACGACAAGGATTCTTCTTGTCGAAATAACGACGATTGCGTATCCATATGGGAGAAGAACAAGACATTAGAATAAACTTTGAACACAATCAAATTTAGCGTAAGGATTATCGCGGCGACAGCGAGCAAGGTAATCGAGCGCAGGAGCTTCGCTGGAAAACCAGGCGACAACAATTCGCTTCTTGCCTCGATACATGGCAACTGAGTAACGAAGTGGGGAGTCGTTAATGATAGGAGCAAAACTAGGCCGAAAGTTGAAATTATCCATATCTGAAAAATATTACTATGCGCTTCGAAAGACGGTACTTTCGAACGCGAAAACCGTTTCGTTCGCCGCTCGACGGCCTTAACAGCCGGGACGCTTCGCGTCTTCGAGCTCCATGGCTCACTTCACAAATTTTTATACCGAATAAATTCGGTGAGTTTGAGGGTTAAAAAAATCCCAGGGGAGAGCGACTCCCCTGGGAGCCAGCGGCCTAAAGAACTCTACCGCCAAGCGGACGAGTTACTATTTTAGTCCCTTTTCCCTTCTTCTTTCGTCGTGCTTTCATCACAATCAAGTTTAAGATCAAACATGAGAACAATGGTATTATCGAAAAATTCGATGCGGAAGTCGGGGAGAGCGCCGCAGATACCAATAAGATCAGAGATTTCCGAGTGGTCAACGTAGAGCGAATCGCTAATACTCGAACTCTTCAGATAGGATGCGATAGGAGAATTCGCGATAGCATCAAAAGGAATAGAAACAAACTGACCGTCTGCGATACGACCTACTTGGACGAGGTCAATTTTTAAAGCCGGATTAACACGGCGAATAACAACATGAATCTGTGTCATAATAATGTAGATTAAAGTTTTACTTGAAATTCAGCGCAAAAGCGTTCCCAAGCAGCTGACTGCTTTGTCCAAAACTCAGCGCCTTCGGGCGTAGAACCAAACAGGAACGCTGAAGATATGAGATGACTAGGCCCATAGCCGAATCTACGAAGAGAGTGTCGAATATGAGAGCGCAGGCGCTCGCGAAAACTCTTATAAGGCGCGAAACTACGTTCGTAATTCGCCTTAAAGGCACTGAGTACTCCTTGACGAATAAGCCACTCGACAAATGCGTACTCAATAACGTTGATTAACAACTCGTTAATTACAACGTTTCTGCTAGACTTTTTCATGATAGTATGGTTATTGGTTTACAGTGCAAACATAAAGCGAAAAAAACAGATAGCAAAGTTCTAAAAGTCGAAAGAGTTGGTCAATTTCACCTTACATAGCGACGACTGGACTTTACAGTGCCGGAATATTTGCCATCTTTTCCATAAATTTCTCTACTTTCGTCGTAATCAACAGCAGTAGGACGCTTGGTGGCAGCTGTGCCGGCGATAGCCATGGCGCCAACTAGGGCAGTTCTCGCTAAACTATAACCAAAAGCATTCTTGCTAGATCTGTTGTTGAACCATCGACCAGAGAGGTCTTGTTCGCCTTCTGAAGCTGCGAGACCCATAAGCTTTTGGTGAATCTGGCGACCTGTCATCTTTATTGTTCTACCAGTCGGCTTACCTTTCACATCAACGTCGGGAACGTCGATTTCTGAATCCCAATTCAGATTAAACCACTCACGAAGATCAGCCAGGTTAACCTTGCGTATTTCAGATTCAACAGTCAAGACATCACCAGAAGCAGAAGTTTCGTAGGCGGCGGCGAAGTCTCGGGCAATCTGAGCAGCGTAAACAGAATCGAAGTATTTGTCATTGTACTTCTTAACCTGATTCGCCTCTTCAACATGTTTCGAATACATAGCAACAAAATCTTGAAACTTG